CGTCCTTCTGCTACATCAGCTGTTATAAAATAATTGTGTTCTTCAATTGTCTCTTCTAGTACATCTAGATTATCTTTGCGTGAAAGAGGAGTCTTTATTGTAAGTTCGGCAATTTTCCCAGGAGTAATCAGAGTACCAACACTCCCTAAAAATTCACACTCAAATTCTTGCCTAAATTGTTCTTCGCTCGTGTTCTCAATTGTCTGTTTCTTCCATTCTTCATCTCGACCAGGGACATCCCACCAATTGATTTCAAAGGCCTGATAGTTGGAACGACCTTCTATGGCATTAGTCCACATCTTATAGAAATGATTCATCCCATTCGGCGTTGATACAATAATAACTTTTGATGTTTGACCAGATGATATGGTAGGATAAACTGAATTAAAAAACTCTTCGGCCATTCCTTGCTGAATGAATGCGAATTCGTCTAGGAAGATTAGGTTGAAAGAAAAACCTCGAATAGCACTTGAACTTGTGGAACTTGCGAGTATTTGGGAACCATTTTCTAATACGATAGAGCCTTTATTCCATTCCGCAACTCCTTGTTGTAAGAACATAGGAAGTTTTTCATACGCCATTTGGAGACGACCCAACAATTCTCTTGCTGTCGCACCCTTATTGGCTAAAATCGCTACGTGCTTTTGGTCAGTAAATAATACATAGTGAAGCATAAATGCCAGACTTGTCTGTGATTTCCCAGACTGTCTTGGACACTTGACTATGGAAAACCTATTATTCTGTAGACCCAATATCAGTTTTTCTTGGAACGGATATAAATCAAATTTCATTAGGCCTTTATCTATATTGACAATGGTCATATAGTTCTTAATGAAATAGATTGGATTATCCCTACATTTAACGTATTCGTGTATCTCCTCTTGAGTATAGTTCTGAGGAACATTTACACGTTTTAATAGGGGGTTTCCTAAATAGGTAGTTATTGTCATAATATAATTAACACCCCGAAATTATCACTCGTGACGTTTCATCGGGCGTCCTTTGTTTTATCTGCCAATGCATCCAGCAACACTTTTATTTGTACTTCTAGTGTATCTAATTTAGCACCCAGTTTCATAAACTTCTCGTTATGTTTTGGAACTAGTTTTTCAACGGCATCAACTCTCGTTCCAAGCGTTGCCTGTTCATTAATAACATTTTCAAGCAGTTGAATTCTTTTCTTATCTTCTACTATATAGTTCTTTGTTGCCTGGGTATCCCTGGCCATATCCATAATAACGGTAACTCCAAATACTATTCCTACAAAAATAATTGTCAAAGCAATATTTTGAATAATATGGTCTTTACTCATTGTACTTCTCCTAAGTCTTTATTGTTTTGCCTTTCAACATCTCCTGCAATTCAGCGGTACTGCCTACATAAAGATTATTGACGTTAGTTTTAGGAGCATCTCCGTCTTTCATTAGTTTTAATTCTTTCTGCATCTTCAACAACTCCATCGTTGTTTCAGATACATTTTTAATTAAACCACTCGCTACTTCATATGCTCTTGGGTGTTCCATTTCCTTCGCTAGTTCAAGAATCCCCTCAAGGGCATCATTTCCACGTTCTATCAGATTGTAAAGATTATCTCTAGCATATGAATAATCTTCTCCGAGGTCTCCGTCTATGGGGTCAGATTTAACTGAAGCCCTCGGTGCCAGTCCTCGCTGGTCATTAACTCTGACAATTCTTTTTTCTTTAGATGGCTTCTTTGGTGGATTATCTATTGTAGGTGTTTCGTAGTCTGCAATAATATCTTCCGCTATATCTAATTCAGCATCTAATTTTTCTTTAATCGTTTTCTTTACCATAATATTTCACCTTGTCTCTCATTATGTATCTCTAGTTATTGGCCAATTTAATTCTTCCATTGTATCAACATCATACGGGTCATCTGGATTATCAGGATGTCCCCCAGTAACTTTAATTGTCCAGTTGTCCTCTTCACCAGCAGAGAATGGGTCAACTTCTAGATTGATTTGCTCATCAGGGTGGAAAGGACCAGATGCACCAGTATCGATAATATAATTTGTGCTGACCGTCTTGATGAGTTCTTGATCTCGTATCGGTGGATAAATCCACCCTCTAATCATAAAATTTAAAGTCCAATTGACAATTCGTTGGTCTGCAAAATCTCCCTCAAATTCATCTACCATTTCTATTCCAGTTAATTCGATAGGAATATCTCTTCGCATATCTAATTCTGGAATTTCTTCAATTACTACGTTGAAGTCTGGTGCGAAATACGGCAATATTTGTTCTACTATCTGAAGGCTGTCATCCATATAATCAGTATAAATGTCAAGAGAGAACGAGAAGTTATACGGAATCGGATTGTACATCACAAGTGCTTTATCGTTATCAGTGTGATTTAATCTGAACTCGGACATTTGATTAACGGACCTTGAGAGGTCCTGCTCTAGTCCAGTCATAATAAAGCCCATCCGTGGAACTGCTTTATTCTTTGTTTGGTCCTGGATTAATCGTGCAAGATACTTCTTTCGTGATTCATAGGCAAGCGGAACTTTGATATCCTTGATTAGGGTACCATCTTTCTCCGTTCGTTGTACGTGTATGTTGTTGAACACGGAGCCGAACGCAATTATTAATTTTTTAGTTGTTCCGTGATAAAAAGTTGTTCCAAACATAATCTATTCCTTAAGTCGACCCAAATGGATTCATTTCTGATAAGTCAAGAACATCGTCACTCATATCATCCCAATCAGGTGTGTCTAATTCTTTATCTACAGCATCTTGAATTTCTGTTTCTAGTGCATCAATCTGAGCATCACCAGTATCAATATCTTCACCACCATATTCCCAAGGTTTGAGCGTTAAAGTCCAAACGTGTTGTGGTCCTTCTGGTGTTGGATAGAATGAACTGTCATTGCCGACAAAGGTTACTTCAAATAGTGCTTCTGCATCTGGAAAATATAACAGGTCACCAGCAATTGGTGTATCATCATCAGTCTCTACTGTTTGTTCGGCAAACTGTGTTTTAGTAAAAGACACTTTCATCTCATCAGTTACAGTTACACCGAACTTAGAATAAAAGTCGCCTACATCTCCATATTCTTGGTAATCATCTATTAGTATGTTAAGTGTCCAAACAGTATCAAATTTACTAGACGGGTCCTCACCGAACACTGGGTCCAAGGCCGTGCCATACTTTCGCGGAAGATATTTTGCCTGAAATCCAATAACAGCGACAACTTCTTCAACTATATCTTTGACTATTGGAGATTTGGACATATTGTCGAACATACCCACAACTCTACCCCACTATAAAATTAACCGGAAGTTCGTAATTAAGGGAGAATTCTTCTTCGAGTTTGTCAATCTCTTCTTTTGCTTCATCCCATACTTGTTGTCCGTTGATAGTGATTCCACCGGGCAATGGCATTCCGTCAAACTGTTTCATATTTGCACCCCATTGCTGTTTGATTTGAGCAGTGGCATACTTCTTAATCCATTCGTCATTAAATACATCTAACGCATAAGAATTTGATTCGCTAGGCACTACGGCTTGCCACGCCCGAACAAGCATAGAATTTCCTACTGTCCAAGTCTCGCCAGCGGCCTCGCAAGTTGCTTTATCTGTATATTGAGTATCACTACATTTAGGACCAACTATCTTACCTGAATGGCTGTATAATCTGTGGTTCGCTTTGTTGAAGGTGAATGTTCTGTCTAGTGAAAAATAACTTTGAATCATCTCAAGATGTTCCATAGTTATTTCAAAATACTGCATATTGACCTTAGTCATATCGAACATTTCATCCGCTAGTATTTTGTAGCGAACATCACTCATCGCCTCGGAAGAATATCTTCCAGGTTCGTAAATTCTAGTCACTGCAATGATATCATTATCTAACGTCAAATATTCGTTAGTTTCATCATCTGCTGTGAATTCTATTGTAATAAACTTCTCTTCCGCACCATCAAAGTGGCGCTGTATGAATAATTGAAGTGCATCATCTATTCGGTCATATGCTTGTGTATCATCAACTTGGATTTCTATCTTCGGAGCACCAAGTTTCCGATAGGCATAATCCCTTAAATTGTCAACCGATTGTAATTTCGCCATTATTAATCCTCATCTTTTCGTTTTGAATCCAATTCCGCATTTTCTTTTACGCTCTTATCTTTATTTATGTATTGTTTCTTTAATCCCCACTTAAATCTAAGAATCGTGTACGAGGAAAGAGCGATAGATAGTGTAAACAAAATATGAAGAACTACCATACTTTGGGTCCCGCCAATACCGTTTAATATTCCTAAACTACCAAAGAAGTTTGACATTGCGACCAAACCAGCAATCAATATCGATGATCTTGCCCATACCGAATAAAAGACTCTATGTCTAATTGTGAATGCAAATGCTGTAATACAAAACGTGGCCGTTAGTGCGGACAGTATTTTTTCTGTTCCAATTAGTATATCTAACATAACATTAACTTCCTGATTTAACCCAGTATATCACCAGGCCAATGACGGCACTGAGAACCAACCAGAAAAATCGTTCTCCGTTTCCAATCTGGATTTTGTTTCCTGCTATATCCGATTCGTGTTCGTGACCTTGTTCAATTAGTTTATCTAGTTTAGATTCCACTCGTTCTACGCCATTATATACCGTTTTCATTTGTTCTTCTAATCTAGTTACACGTTCTTTCATATTATCAAGGCCGTCCCGTAATCGTTCTAGTATTTCTTGGTCCGCCATATTAGTCCTTACTTATATATAAAATGTGGTGAGTATGTAAAAATCGTGTAAGATAAATACATACATATAGAGTATTTATATAATGTAAGAGATTGGGAGCAACGAGAAGGCACACAAATCAAGTATGCACTTTCATAAAGATAAGACTGAAACTTGGTTAATTCAGCAGGGTGTTGTGTCAGTAGCGGATATGAGTGATGCTTCGACTAGAAAAATCATTTTATCGCAAGGTGGAGTACTCCACATAGAGCCAATGGCTCCTCATCAGGTAACTAATATGAGGATAACTATTTAATCAGCAGTCAAACTTACAAA